CATGCGGTTACGCGAAGGCGCAGATTATGTGGGATTCAAAGCGCCGAGTCTGAGTGGTTCGAGTTATATATGGACACTCCCGACAAACAATATTGCTGGCTATCTCTACAACAATGGTAGTGGTGTTTGTAGCTGGGGAACAACTGTACCTCAGTTAGATGCAACAAATACATGGAGCGTTGCACAATACTTTCAAGCAGGTTTTGCCGTTGGTGCATTAGCAGATCAAAATATTTTTGATGATGCTACTCATGGAAGTAGTAGCACAACTATGTACATAGGGAATGCCACTATTGATGTAACGGCAAGCGACAAAAGACATAAAAATATTATAAGTCCAGCCACAAGAGGACTTAAATTACTTAACAAGCTAAACATTGTCGATTATTACTGGAAAGATTCGTTTAAAAAAGACAAAATCCGCCGGACTGGTCTTGTAGCTCAGGAACTTTACAAAATTGATAAAAGCCTAGCTAAGAAACCAACTCAAGAAAAGAATGGTTTATGGACTACAGATCAAGACGCATTAATAGCCTTACTTATCAAATCCGTACAAGAGTTGAATGATGAAGTTGAAAAACTGAAACAGGAATTAAAGTGTGCCCAGAAGTAGAAAAGTAAAACTTGGTCTTTCATGGGCTATCTTTGGAACATTCAAATGGGGGCAACAACTTAGTGATAGGTATCGAAGATTGACTCAAAAGATAAATACCGAAGGCACAATATTACTTGATATAAATCTTGATGGATTGCATTTATATCTTTCAGATCGCTATATCACTGTCGAGACATACACGCATGAAGGCATTGTAGCTGATTGGGGTAGTTCCGATTTAGCTGCCGGTTCCAGCATATCAGAATTATCAGATATTTCAATAAAGATTTTCAACAAACGATTGGCACACATGATTACGGATGAACGAATATCAGATATGCTGGACACCTATAGTTTTGAAGGACGGACAGCAACTTTTCGGCAATATTTTACGGGATTGAATTATGATGAATGTGCCATATTCCATACAGGGAAAATAAATTCGGTAGATTATGATAGCCTTTATTTTTACATAGATATTGTGGATGATGAAGATGTATTCAAGGAAATTCCAATAGGAAGGGTTTCCAAACAAGAATATTCAGAGGTTCCATCGGAAACCGTAGGATTGGCAAAACCGATAATCTTTGGAGTTTCCCCTACGAGAGCTCAAGACAAAACTAAAGACTGGACTGTTTTCCCTACGGTATTCACGAACAAGAGAACAAAGCAATATATTATAGCAGACCATCTTATAGGACAAGATACCTTTCCGAAGGTCACAAGTCCTTACGGCAGATTGTTCATGTATATTGAAGAAATGAAAACATATTTGCATATAAGCACTTGGTCGAATTCATCATATTCCAATACATCCGCTGGTGCGATATTAACTTTGAATGATGACGTTTTATGGATATTGCATCTTAGACCAAATGAGAAGGGAACACAATACGATCTCGCAAGTGATGATTTTTCTAATGCGATTGATGAAGAATCAACAACATTGGTGCTTGCTGCATCAAAGAAATTTTATTTGATATTCGGTAGAATATCTGATTTCGGAGCTATTTCATCCGGGCAAACTGGAATCAGAGTTGCAATATCATCAGTAACTGGATCAGAGCCTTACGGAACTATGAAATATTACAATGCCGATTATGATAATAGTGCGGGAGCCTTTTCAACAGGAATAGCCATTGATGCTGCTGCCGTTGCCGCAGGTTATGCAGATTATTTGTTTATAGCAGATAATAGTGCTCATGGAATTAGGGATGACCAGGCTGACCAAAATGATGCTTGGAAATGGGGAGAAATAAGCAAGTATGAATTTGGCATTACTGTAAATGCCGGATGTTCAATAACCATTTCAGACATACGATTAAGTGCTGGCGATTTAAGTTTTGATGCAAATAGAACAGTCAGAAATACAAGGGCGTTTAGAAAAAGATAATGTCAATACCAGTTATTCCATATTTGGCTGTAAAGTCGTTTACTCGGCAAGCATCAGGTGGCAAACAAAGGACATTCACAAGACGGCATCCGGTTTTGTTGTCACAAGAATTACTTAAAGAGGAAACAACTCAATCGGCGGTATTCTCGCATTTAGAAAGCGGGGCTGCTGAATTTGGTGCATGGGTTGATGAAGGATCACGGAATAATGGATTTAATTCTGGTGGTGTAATAGAATGTCCTCCTTATGTTATCGAATATATTTTACGAGAAATACTCGGAATGACTACAGCCGAAATTGATTATGAATCATTTGATATTTCTGGTAATACTACGAACGGAACGATCAAAACCTGGAAATTTTTTGGTGCTATTTCAGACATTGAAAGCTCAAAAGATGTTTTGCAGCGCTTGTGCCTCCAATGCAAATCAAAATTATTCAGAGATGCCGATGGGATGTTCAGTTTTTGGACTTACAATATATCGGCGGCGTTGACTTATACGGACTACAAATTCAGCAAGGATAACAATATCGCAAATCTATCAATATCCCGCTCTCCACGAAACGACATAGCTAATACAATCCGTATAAATTATATGCTTGACAGAGGATCGGGAAAATTCCAGCGACAAACTTTTATTGAAGTAAACAAGAAATATTCCGGTTCATTGACCGCTGAAGCGATAGATTCTACGGAATACGAATGGACAGTTGATGACGGAACCGATTTCACCGCCGATGATTATATTTTGACAGATCACGAATTGAACCGTGTGGAATCCATTGCTGGTAATGTTTTGACTTTATATAATTCCGGTGGCATAAGGACAACTTATCAAAGCTCCATTGCTGTTGCACATAATGACAATACGTCGATTTATATTTTAACCACCAATTCCGATGACGGGACTGGTGTGCGTGACCAGAATTCCGCTAATCCCGATGACAGAGAATTAGAAGCGATGGAAAGTGTTTGGCGGTATGGGATTACCCTGCCTTATGAACTTGATTGTGATTTTGTTATAGATGATGCTACCGCCCAGGCGCTCAGAGAGCATTATTTCGATTATCTCCGAGCACCGAAATATATCATTGAATTCGATACTTTCTTGAATGCCTCTGATCTAATTGTAAATGATATTTTTGAGTTTGACGATGCCGTTATGGATACTTATATGAAACTTGGTGGCGCAACATGGGCCAGTCAGAAATTTGTATGTCTCAATATAGAACGAAATAGCAACTTAAATTACCATGTTATTGGTGAACATTTAACTTACAGTTTTATCTGATATGTCTGCGATAACTTTTTATCATCAAAGTCTGGATAGTGCAACATGCACAGTTAACAGCATGGGAAGCAATACAAGCTATCCGGTCACGAATCTTTCAGATCGGAATAAAAATGTCTATTGGAAAGCGCTGAATGCGAACACGAGTGGATATATTGATATTGATCTGTCTGCGAATAGAACGTGTTCTTATATCATACTAGGAAATCATAATTATACCAGTACTAGCATCGGAATAAAACTGGCTTATGATAGTAATAATGACGGTAATTATTCATCAGTGTATTATGTTTTAGGCGATGCTGGAAGTTATCATGATTATGTCGCAGCTAACGTAACGAATTGGCTTGAGGTTTTTTCGGAACAAGGTTCTAACAAAAGATATTGGAGATTATATTTAGAAGCACAAGGTGCAGGAACATATCAACAAATAGCAAATATTTTTATTGGATTTCATTTTGAACATTCTGTCAATTGGGATTATGGCGATGGATTATTAGGCCCCGTATATGGTGTTGAAACAGGAGAAACGACAGGAGGTATTCGAAGGCGGCAGTTGAATCATGATAGGCGCAATATTTGGGAATACGGTTTTTCCTATATTGACGAAACGCATAAAACGAATATGGAAACATTTCTTGATAGTGTTTACGGTTCTTATTATCCGTTTTACATGGCGGATGAAAATGGAACTCTATATTATGTCGGACTTGTAAATAATGAATTTCCGTATAAACATATCCAATATCAGTTGTACGGAATTAGGTTACGAATAGAAGAAGAATTATAAGGAGTAACAAGATGAAAAAGTTTTTAACGTGGATGATTTTGATTTTTGCCGGGCAACTTTTGGCGCAAAACACGGTTTATGGGCCGCAAATCAAAAGAATATATTTAGATTCGACTGCGACAAAGGTTGTTTGGTTTGCTTTCCCTCCGGCTCCGGGATATGCTTTGGTTTCTCCTGATACATCAGTTGCTTACGCTAGTGGACAAACGGCAGTTATCAACCCTCCCGATGCAGTAAAATGGTCTGGCAATGCGACAGTTCGGATTACGCCAACATATTCAACTGCTGAGGAATCTGATTCTTTGCAGGTTTGGATAAAAGGAATCGGATACGATGGTAAGATAACATCTTTGACCGATTCGACATTCTGTGATTTTACCGGAGTGGAAACATATTGGACAAATACGGCAAATCAATGGCTCAATTGGACGTCTGGGAAAACTTATTATAGTGTTTTGAGTGGTCGTTTTGGGCCAGATGTAAAAGGATTTGGTGTGTATTTGCAACAAAAAGCATTTGATACGGTAACTGCCGATATTTACGTTTTGGTTGAATTGGTAATTTATTAAGGTATGGTCATGAAAAAATATTTGTTTATTTTATTCATAGTTTCATTGACATTCGCCAGAACGCAGAAATATGAGGTCGCTGATAAATGGGTAGCGTTTCTTGATAATATTGGCGATAATGGCCGATGGGCATTTGTCAAAAATGGATGGGGGGATTCCGTGAAAGTCGGAAAAGATTGGTATTGTCAATTTACTTTCCCAGTCGAGAAAATTTGGAATGATAACAATTTCAAAGCAATACAATTACCGCAGAACAATAAAGATTTAACATGGTATATTACTGCTGGAAAAGATTTATTTTGGCTGGAAGATACTTTATTGATCGACCCGGATATTGTTAAAGTTGTTGAGATATTGTATAAAGATGGAAAACAAAAATCCGAAAAGACTCTGATTAAGAAAAGTAAATACGATAAAATAGACTTGAAAAATATTGGTTCTGCGATAAAAGCGCAGAAACATTTCAGAGAAACGGATATTTATAAAGAAAAGAAAAAGGTAGAAAAGATAGACAAAAAGAATTGAGGGCAGAAAGACGACAAAAATGAAGAAAATTGCAATCCTTTTGCTTTTGCTTTCGACCGGGTTATTTGCACAAGGGTATGATGGTTATGCAAAAACAGGCCCCGTAACGGCTACGGATGGAAAATTCACTAGCGGCGTGACCATCGATGATACTCTTGGCGTTGATGGTAATGTAAGAGTGGGAGGTAAGGTTGTCATTACCGATTCATTGCGCGTTGAAAAGACTTCCATTTTCAAGGGGAATGTCACTATCACCGTCGATATTTTCGTCCAGGATTCATTGGCAGTGACTGGAAATGTGACAATCGGTGGGAAAATAATCGTTGATGATTCAGTCAGGATCGACGGGACGCTTAACAGTGACAACATATCCATCACGATGGACGATCCCTATATCTATTTCGACCCGACTACCGCCTCCGAATCGGCATGGTACATGGGGACAAATAATGATGGAAACAGCGCAGATAACGATGCTTTTGAAATCAGGCAAAGCGCGACGCCAGGTTCCAGTGTAGAATTGAGTCTGCAACCGGATGGCGATATGGTCTTGACGGGCGATCTTACCATTACCGGTGATGATCTCTTTATGACGACCAATACGAATAGGGCCGTCTTAATGGGAGACGGAACCAATTACAATCCAGAATTGATCGATTTAAGCACCGACACCGACGGAAATTATGTGACATCAGTCACCACATCAGCATTAACAGGTCTGACTGGCGGTGCGACGGCGGCGGAAAATGTTGCTATTACTTTGGGACTTGATAGGACTGCCACTCTTGCAGCCGATCCCGCTGTCGTGGCAAATGGATGGGTTCCCTCCACTACAGGAATTATTTTTGAGGGCGCGACCGCTGATGGCATTGAAACTCTTGTTGCTGTGACTGATCCGACATCTGCGGATAAGACAATCACATTGCCAAATGCGACTGGTACAATTGCTGTTTCTGCAACTGCACCAGTAACATTATCGGCACTTGGTGATGTAGGATTGACACAAAATGCTGGTACGGACATCACTGCCGATCTCGAAGAGGAAGTAACGGAAGGAAGTCTTGCGGATGCTGTTATTGTATCTGCGGATATTAAAGATGCTACTATTGCTTGGGAAGATTTAGCAACTGCAACACAGGATAGTGCCCAAAATGCCGATAAGATAAAAGGCAAAGCAGTTGTGACTCCAACAGCAACTGAAGATGGATATGTCGCTATATATTTATCTGCAACAGAGGAAATTACTTGGACTCCTCTAAATATAAGTTATAATTGGTATGGCGTTTCCTGGGATGCAGGCGCGGATACTTATATCAGACTTGGCGCTCTTGCAGATTCAGCAGCAAGCTCGACTATTCCGGATGCTTATTTGCCTATTCAGCGGAGGATGAAACGATGCTTATTAAAGAATGATGGAACAGTTTATAAATATCTGCGAAGCGACAATTCAAATTATTATGAGGATGGGTCGGCTGCGGACTTGGATGGGCCATATCAGGTAATGGTGGAAATTCCGCTATTTTATTACTATTATCATTATAGTGGAATTGATTCTGTCTATTCATGGCTTGTTTCCGAAGATTCCCTTGCTGGATTCGACAGGCATCAGGCGTTTATTAAAGACGGGGCTTATGTCGATTATCGTTACTGCGGCGCCTACGAGGGGGCGTTGTATGACGTCTCAAATTCGGCCTACCTAAATGGGCTTTATTTGCCAACGACGGCAACTTATCAGTTCAGTTTCATCGACGGCGGGGCTGAAGTTGATACAATTCGGTGTATTAATGGATCTGGATCAGCTTTGACACACCCGTTCACGAATTTGGAAACAGGCGAGAAAATTGTAATAAGTGGCTCGACGAACAATGATGGCACCGTCACTGTTGTCGATGTAGCGGATGCATATTTTACGGTTGCAACCGCAACCATCACAGTTGACAGTGCATCAGCCAATATTTACGCGCAGACTAATTTTGCCGCCGACACGCTGGCAAGTGTAAGCGGTAAGGCTCCTATTGTGCAAGGGACGCGGGCTAATTTCCGCACAGCAGCAAGTCTGCGCGGGACGGGTTGGAGGCAGTATGACTATCAATTGTTATCTGCTATCCAGTTACTTTATTTGGTCGAGTTTGCCGACTTTAATTCTCAATCCAAAATCGGTAATGGGCTTACTGATTGGTCAAGCGCCTGGCCAGGGTGGAATGACGACAATCCGATCACAAAGACCGGACTGTCGGATGCAAAGGGGAATTCGACTTTCAATCTTAGCAATGGGAACGGTGTTACTGGTTCTTACATGACCTATCGGGGAATCGAGAACTGGTATGGCCATATGTGGAAATTTATAGATGGCATAAATATTAATGGCAATATTGCATACTGGTGTAACAACGAGACCCAGTATGCAGATGGTACAGCGACAAATTATTCACAAATTGGGACATTAATTAACAGTGACGGCTGGCAAAAATATCTCTTAAATACCTTGCATGGATTTTTGCCGAATGCAGTTGGAGCATCTTCAAGTACATACATTGCAGATTATTATTACCAATCCACAGGCTGGCGGGTGGCCCTGGTGGGCGGTGGTGTGGTTAGCGGTGTGATCGCTGGCGCGTTCTGCATGAATATGGGTGCCCCTGCCGGCTCGGCGTTTGCCGATCGGTCTGTCGCCGGTCGGTTGTGTAGATAGAAGGACAACGCTCAGAAACGTCTTGGTATTTATTGTTGATATGTTTATATTTGAAAAAAACAATTAATATCAAGGAGTTTAAAATGAAAGACATTCCAGGCTACGAGGGATTGTATGCGGTAACAGAGAATGGCGATATTTGGTCACATCCGAAACCGCGCAGTTCAAAAAATGGTAAGTGGCTGAAAAAACAAATGCTGATTAATAAAAAAGACAGAAACAAGCCACAAGCAATATACTGTTCAACTATACAAAAATAAAAAAGGGAAAAGACACCTTGTTTATCGTCTTGTAGCATTGACGTATATTCCCAATCCTGAAAACAAACCACAAATCAATCATAAGGATGGGAAATCTTTACATGATTATGTTGACAATTTGGAATGGGTCACGCAAGCTGAAAATATGAAGCACGCTTGCGAAAACGGATTGATGAATTATGATAGTGAAAAGAGGAAAGAGGCAAGCAGAATAAATTCAAAAAAAGGTGAGAAGGCACGCATGAGAGCACGTAGGATATTTTCCTTTGCAGAGGCGAATTATATCAGGACAATTTACAAAAAGAGAAAGAATTCCTGCGATGCGATTGCGAGAATTTACAGATGTGCCCCAAAGACAATAAATAACATTGTTAACAATAAAACTTATTTGATCGAGGTCTGAAATGAAAAATACAATCATCATTCTTTTTGCTTTTACTATTTCTATCTGTTTTGGCAGAAATATTGAAAAGCGAACTTCTTACAGCGACACAAAGCAAGTTGCTGTTGAGAAAAAGCAGGGTGGGACTCTATTGCGGTTCGACCATGCCTCGTTGGGAGATTCCGCGTGGCAATGCACTGAGTTGTTCGTGCCGCCGAACACAGCAACAGAGGAATTACAAGCTTTTGTGTCTTATCATTTCCCGCTTTTGAAAGCTGCGGATCAGACAAAGCTATTCGCCGACTATGGCAAGAATGCTATAACAAAAACAAGTCTTGGCAATCTAAATGAGGCTGCGGCAAAAATAGCCGATCTTGATAATGTCGTAAAAATATTACAGTCAAAAGTTACAGTACTGGAATCAAAGCAAACGGAATCAATTGCACCAAAATAATCACAAACTACAGGAACTACAACATGATAGGGATTGGCGAAGGACTTTTAGCGTTAAGTATTTCAGCGCCGGTGATAACGGCGATGATAAAATTCGGAAAGCGCAAGAATGGGGACTATAAACAACCGTGTTCTTATTTGACGGAATTTCAGAAAGAAACAAGGGAAATGAACATGGAATTCCGGGAAGAGGTACTACAGCGGTTAACAAGAATTGAAAGCGCTATCAAGGAGCGAGAATGAAACTGCCTGAAATGTTTATGAAAACAGTTACTGGGGTCGGAATAGTGACACTGGGCGGATTAGTTTCACTTGTTCCTGTGATCGGCTCTATCATTTATCCGTACATTTGCGGAGCCGGAGCAGGGATGATTGTCTGGGGCGGAGGAGATAAGATTGTTAAGAAAGTTAAGTATGGAATTGATCCCTGGAAAAAGGAGAAAACCGTTATCAATAAATTAACCTCAAAAAAGGAGTAAGTTATGAAAATCAAGATTTTTGGTCTTGGAATCCCGATTGACTGGGTAATTAAATTATTGATCCAGGCCTTGGAACAAGTTATCGACAAATTAATTCCTGGTGAAACGTTGTCTCGTGACCAGAAAAAAGTCGTGCGAACGGCTTATTATCTCGGCAAAGACTGGGGACAAGATGCAGTGGAAGACACAGAAACCGATCTTGATGATGCGGCACTGGAAATGCTGCTAAACAAGTGTGAGGATACTGCACAAGAGGGTGGTTTCAATCTGCCAGCGGTACCAGAATTGAATTAATCCCTTTTGGTGTTACTAAGCCCCTCAGTTGTTATTGGGGGGCTTTTTGTTGTTCAATATGCAAGTTTCATGCCAGGCAAAGACTCTATGATGGTACAATCAAGACATTGGCGTTTGTCCATTGAAAAACTTGACCATCTATGTTCTTTTCCTGTGATTGGACAAATATCATAATAGTCAAATGACGGTTGATCTATTTTGTTTTCTTGTTTCATTTCCAAAACGGTTCCGATAAGGAGATGTATGGTTTCTTGCTGTATTTGCACCACTTTTTTCAATCTATTTATCCTGCCCTCAAGTTGAACAATAAAAAGACCAAACAATAAGATGCAAAATAAATATATACCGTTAATTTTTGTCATTGGATTATCCTTTCGTTTCCTCAATAAACTGGCAATACCATTCCTGGTAATTAAATTTTGTTCTACCAGCCTTATCAATACTGGCTGGCTCGTATCCCTTTAGCATTATCCCCTCTGAGTTTATAAATATTATTTCAGGACTTTTCAATATGCCGAGAACTCGAGAATCTTTGCTGCCTCGCTGCCCTGAAGAGAATATCGCATCTTTATTTGACACATCCAAAATACCTTGTCCTATTACTTTCGGATTCCCCCGAACCTTTTGGGGAATGAAATTATATTGCATCATCTTTTCCCTTTCTTATGATGGTCTCCAAGCTCATGATCTTTGCCTCTTATCTTATACCCGCACGCGCAACGCTTGCGGTGAAAAATGGGCGCCGCCGGCAATTCAACAGGTTGGGGCTTTTGCTTTTTATGTTTCTTTCGGCTCATTCTGAGTGTTTCCTTTCTTATACTTTGCTAAAATTCTAACAACTTTCCTGGCATAGGGTAGGGCACCGCCTGCAATTTTCATTACTTGTTCATCTGTCATTCCCTCAATTGCATCGGACAGATAGGCGAATCCTTGAGGTGTTTCTATTTCTTTCCATAGTTTTCTGCCCAAATGATGCTTACGACCCATTCAAAATATCTCCTTTTTTGTATTTCCCGGCCTCTACTATTTCAATTGAGTAATTGTTATTGATGCGTTCTAATGTCGTAGCAACCCTTTTCTCGGCATTGTAGAAGCCAGTGTTTTTTTTCATTTCCTTACCTACAATAGTATCTATTCTGCTGGTCTCTATCTCATAGATCACAACATCGTAAAGCTGTTCTGTTGTTTTCATTCTGTTTCCTTTACATTACGATTGTTAGACCGCTTTTAACTTATCAATTATCCATAAAGTAATAAATATCCCTGTTATTATTCCTGCTATGTAAATGAAAATTAAAATATCCCAAATTTTTGTTCGTCTTATTTCTGTTTTTTGTTCATTCATTAATAATTACCATTTCATTTCTTTCATAATCTCGACACATACTCGTACACCTTCTCGATCTCCCTTACGTCCATATTCATCTAAAATTAAACTCATAAGCAAGGGAGAAATATATTGTCTGCTCCTTGTTTGCGGGCTAACAATTTGCTCAACTTGACGGCTTTTGCCGTCTGTTTTTGGGAGACGTTTAACCACTCTTTTTAATGCTCTTTCTAATTCTATGTTTTTTCTTTTCGCCACAAGTTAGCAATATTGTACGCGGCCATAGCCTCTTCCAACGAATCAAATCGGCACTGCAAATAAAATTTATCCTCTGTATTGCTCGGCATCGGCTCACAGAACATCTCCTCTTTTATATTCCTAATCTATACTGTTTTAATCCAATAACCCTCTTTAATCCGTCCCAGCTATTTATCCGCAATTAATTCTCTTGCGTTATTTAACGTCAGCCCTTTACCAACAACGGCGTCTATTTTACCAGTTGCTATTTCGTAGATAACAACATCATAAAGCTTTTTTATTTTTCTCATTCCATTTCCTCTTTTTCAAATTTTGATAAATTACGGATCGTCCAGTTTGCCCTGAACGTTATATCCCACCAGGGACGCCAGGCGCAAAATGTTATTACTGAGATAGTTCCACAGACAACATCTAACCAAGAGGCTACCCAGTAACCGAACCAGACAACAATCTTTTTAATCAAAAGGGTTTTCATTCCGCCACCTCTTTATCATGACTATTGGCCAACAAGGCATCAACCTTTTCAGCCCAAGAGACAAACGTAACTTGCCCTACAAAATCGCCTTGTACTTTTATAATAGACTCGTTAGAAAGAATCGTTCTCCCTTGTTCAAGTAAGGTCAGCGCTTCAACAAGATCGTTTCTTAATTCCTTTATTTCATCTATTGCAGATTTAAGGAACCCAACTGAATCCGTACACGACAATAAATTGCCATACGGGAGTATTTCAGCGAGTTCATTAATTGTTTCTTGTAATTTCTTGTTCATTTTAGTTCCTTACTTTCAAAATTGAAAAGTAGACAACAGAATCCACGGATTACTTTTCGGCATCTGTCCCGTTTAGTTCTGTATGCACAAATTCTGTTGTCAAATTACGGCAAGTCTTTTTCTCAAAATATCTTTTCTATCATTACCAATTCTTTGTTTTGGTAGTAACAATATTGCAATAAGGTTTTGTTGATAACATGCGCAAATTACGAGCGCGTCGTTCTTTATGTGCCAACTCCCAGGCATTTTCAGATAAAAACACCTGGCCGGTTTGATGCTTATTTCTAAGTATTTTCAAGCTTGCCGTTGTGATCCGACTGAAAAAGATAAATTTATCCTTATTCCATCGTTCCAAAATATCACGTTTCTCTGCGTTAATACGTAGGTTATGAACTAATCCGCCCTGATTAACAGCACAAGATTCAATGTAAAGCAATAATAAACGTTCATCTTTTGACAATTCTGATAAAATCATCTTTCTCCCTTTCTCTAAAAAATTCAATCAAAACAATACACTCTAACATCACCAGTAAAAAACACAAGGATGTCATATATAATACAAAGATGTCCTTTAACAGACTCAGTAATTTACCTAAGATTGTCATAACACCTTTCACACAAAAAAGCTTGCCAAAAAGTAACAATTCATTTTAACCAGGGATGTATTTCTTTATGGCAATTATTACAAATAGGAATAACATTTTTCTTCGCATTTGTTCCACCATTATCCAAACCTATTATATGATGCCGAGCCTCTGATTTATTTAAGCAGACAAAACATGGATATTTGAATTTCAATTTCACTTTCTTTAACACTAAAAAATCTTGCCGCCTTTCCTCTAATGATTTTCTGTTTTTAAAATGATATTGTTTTTTAGAATATCCAATAAGTAATTGCAGCTTAAAATTCTTGTCTCTACATTTGCCTATACATCTTTTCCCGTTTTCAATACAAGGATCAAAGTTAGACCAAAACTGAATTAAATCTTGTTTTATTTTATAGAAATCATTCATAAGCAGTCAATTGGTGAGATTTGAGCAGATTGCGCCTACCAAGTAATAATTCTTTTTTTTCACTGATAGGAATTATTACTAGGCACATTCAGCTAAAGTCAATTGGAGCCGACCGTCGCGTCATGGGCTACTCAGCTCGAACGCTACTCGATTATACCCGTCAAACATAGCTCGCCTTTCACGTAGTGGCATCATTCATCGATTTACAAAAAATCAGTTTCGGTAAAACTTGCTCCGTCGATGCAGACACCCAGGAGCAAGACTAGCACGGTGCTCAATTGTTCCTGGGGTATCTACCCGGGCGGTTGTCCTTCCGCCGATATGATTTGTGTCTTATTGTCATATAAATAAAAAAGCCATTCACTTTACCAAGTAGAGTCAAACTTAATCTCCAGTAGTGATTCGCAACGCAACTTGCGAGACTCTACTTGATAAAATAAACAGCTTTATTATTGGAGATTAAGTTTTTCGTTGCGTTGCTATTTACTCAGCAAATATAAAACATATTCCGAAAAATGCAAGAGAATTATTCAAACTTTCCCATCCGCTTTCTGAATGGCTTCTCTTGCCATTTTGTGCAAACCTGTTATCCCAAATGTACAGATCAACCCGCCGTAGGGAACAGCTCGCAATACGTCGCAATTCCCATCGTCCTTGCCCTGGATTTGATTCATCAACGGGTCGTAATGCCAACATTGACTATTCGGCATGGCTTTGCTCCTCAGTTATATGTAAAAAGTGTCGATTGTATAAAAATGTTTCCGTGGCAATATCAATGACATTGTTGTTTGATGTCACTATACTATTGCCGACAACGGTGAAACGTTTTTCGTGCCACTGCGCCAACTCATAAAGCAATCTATCAAACATTGCTTTGCCGTCAACTGTTATTATATACTTTCTCATTATTCCTCAATTGTTTGATTAATGTGACAACATCCATAATGACATTTGCCTTGTCTCTTGTGTCCGCCCAGGCTACCGTGTGTTCGTCATCGTCATCAATACAGACAACGGCAAACGCCTTTGGTGCGCTTTTATGAGGCGTCTCAATTATTCGTAGATTCATATTGTTTCTTAATTGTTTTCTTGTAGCTAATATAAGCTTTCCCGTCTTTGACGGGCACCTCGTACCGTTCTGATTCCATGTTTCGCCAGATAATAGTTCTATCCGGCAAGCCTCGCAAACGGCGAACGGAATTCGTTATGACCGGTTCTCTCCTGTCCGGCAAGTAAATTTCATAATAGTTCATCGCATGTTTTCCTAAAATTAAATAGTGCAGCGGAGTTGTTTTCAGGCTCCGCAGGCTGCCGCTTCTCGAACGCAGGCATCTCGTCCCAGACCTCCAAAAAGGTGCACTATTTCAAGTCGGAAATGTTCAATACAAAAACATCCCGAATGGAACAGTCTCGTGATGTACTAAATCCTGAATATCCGCGTTGCTGATTTCTCAAAATGCAACGCCTCACAACAAAGCCCTCTTTTTTCAATTCTTTGGTTCTGCTTGCAGCGGCAGCTTTACATTCATCTCTGCTGTCATACATATCTGGATCAAAGAATTCAAATTTTTGTTTCATCGCATGTCTCCTCGATTATCTTTCTGGCAGCCTCAAAACTATCAGTCTCAATTCGCTGAGAGTTTTCGCCCCAGGTAAATATCAGCCACTTGTCATCAGTGACTTTGATGATAGTGGCTAATAGGCCGTATTCCCAACGTTCGGGAACGCCGTTTATTTTTGTAAGTTCAATCATTTTATGTTTTCTTTGTTAGTTGCCCCAATAGACGGGAACGATCCGCCGACTGTGCTTATTCACAGCCCGCCGCGTACTGGGGAATAAATTATCTGACAGAAACATTGATCCGTCCGTCGTAGTCTCCTGTCCGGCCAGTTACTTTTAGGGCAAGGAGCAACGCTTGGTTGCAAAGTTCATGATCTTTCTTGCAGGCAGGACAATTGTAACGCAGATGGTCATTGCGCATATCGTGCACATGATTGCCTTTTGTTTCCTCGATCTCAATTCTTAGCCAGCCCCAGGCCGTGCCTGTATCGTGGCTGACTGAGGCGTTGATTCCTATTTCTTTCAATGCCTTTTTTACTATCTTTGTTTCGAGCTTTCTATCCATTGTCTTTATCCTTTCTGTTTTCTGCTTGCTATATAACAAGATATATGCCATGATTTTCATGCTTGATTTACATCGCAGACAGTCGGAAACGTTACAATATTGTAGCAAATATGTTAAGTATATTTAACATCAAAACGCATTGAACGCATAATTGTATTGTTTTTATTGAGCCTATATAGTAATTGCTGAAAGTACATTGTGCCTACAGAATTGTAGCAAAAATGTCAAATAAACTATACATCAAAGCACGTTGAACTTGATTCATATTTGTTATTATGCGACTTATGATACATTTCACAAAAAAGACAATCGCTACAATTATGTATTAAAAATGTAAACTATACTATACATTAAAACGCATTGACTGAAATTTGCTTAAATTTTGTGCTTAAAAGCTGTGTCAATTTGCTCATAATTTTGGCACGCCCTTTGTTAATATTGATAGCAGATAGCGAAAACAAACAGAAAGGAAAAGGAAATGAGTTACGAATTAAGAGTGCTCGCAGAGGAATCAAAAGAACAATTATCAAAATCAGACCAGAAAATCCTTATGACAAACTTGGATGTTGATGGCTGGACGGCTGATCATCTTGTACAACAGTGCGAAGATCATTATGATATTAGCCATCAAGCGCTAATTAATGTTTGCGCCTCATTCGCCCGCGAATTAGGTTGTGAGGAATGGCTTGGTCGGGACGGTCAGGTTTGGTTCGGTGTAAAAGACGTCTCATAACCACAGCCGCCTTGCCCCGCTGACACGCCCAGAGGCAACAGGCAGGGCGGTGTGAATTAAAACAGAGAGGAAAAAATTATGAAATCAGCAAATAGATTTTTTCAAAACAGAGGAATTGAAATTGATTTTTCTCTTGGTCTTGAAAAAGCCGTTGAGACCTGGTGTGCCGCGACATATCCAGCGGCAGCTAGTTTTACCTATGAAAATGACGGAGTAGAAAAACGAGTTGTATATCGCTCGTCAACGGGGAATACAATAGTTTATGTCTATGAGAACTGTTGTATATTTTTCAATTCGGGCAAGTGCGAACATTTTGCTTTGCTATGCGACGAAATCCGGAATTCGTTCATATCAAACGGATCATTTCGGTTTGAAATAGCAGATAAGTGTAGCAAATGGGGGAATTACGAAGAACAATTTATTTACCAAGAATTTGACGAGATGGGCAATAATCTTGCCGCCCAGACACGGGCAATTGTTGTAACTCATCGTTAAAAGGCCCTCCGCAAGCCTGAGATTGCGGACAAGGAAAGGTCGAAAAGGAGCAAGTCATGTTCAAAATAACAAGAAAAAAAAAGGTTTCCATATTACTTTCGAAAATGGTTATACTGTTTCTGTACAATTTGGGCCTGGCAATTATTGCGACAATTATAACAGAGAGATTGACGCCGAAGATGAAATTTGTGGAAAAGAAGGATCACTTACTGCTGAGTGTGCTGTTTGGACAAAAGATCGCCCATTGATTTGCCATCCCGATTTCGGTGGAGATAGTGTCAGTAGTCATTCCTCTCCTGCCGACGTTTTACGTTTGTTGAATTGGGCTGCGTCACAAAGATAGGAGATTATTCGAATGAACTACGGACAAACACAGTACCTGATCCCGACCATGCGGCCAAAGAGCCGCTGGCCGAAAGTGGTTATGTTTATCGTTTGCATGGCGGCAGTCGTTGCTGCCTGGTGGTTAACGAAATAAGTTGGAGAAAATTATGTTAATAACACAAGAATGGTTAAAGGGGCACAAAGCCTGTCAAACAGGGATTGACTGGGTAGTAGATACAGGGGAATGGGATGTAAAGAAATTGGTTAAATTGGCAATTAAATCTGATCAGAAGGAGATATTGAAATATGCCAATTGGGGAATTGTAAGATGTTTAAATAAAGAAAAGTGTATAAAATATGCAATATATTCAGCAAAGCTCGTTGTCGGCTTTTACGAAAAGTATAAAACAGGAGATCAACGACCCCGAAGGGCAATAAATGCGGCACAAAATTATTTAAAATTAGGGAATAAGGCTGCCGCCGATGCCGCCGATGCCGCCGATGCCGCCGGTGCCGCCGATGCCGCCTATGCCGCTGCCGATGCCGCCTATGCCGCCGCCGCCGATGCCGCCTATGCCGCCGGTGCCGGAAATATAATTTTGATTAAAATATTAAAATACGGGTTGAAATTAATTCCTTAT